CTAATTAATCAGACCCGCCCCAATACGCAAAACCTTGAGCAGCTTGTGGACCCATTCTTCCATAGATTTGCCCTGTTGTTGGCCCCATACCCCCACCTCCAAACCCACCAAAGCCACCAGTAAAGCCACCAACAGCAGCGCCTAAAGCTTGATTCATAAAGCTAGTAAGTTGTGCAGATGCAGCATCACCAGCACGTTGCTGAGTCTGTGCAGCACTGGACAGACCAGACTGCAGAAGCTGAGCACCAGTGTTGGCTCCTCCCTGTGCAGCGCCTCCAACCTGTAACCCAAGTTGAAATGGTTGTTGTCCAAGTTGTTCAATAGAACTAAGCGTACCAAGATAGGACTGTAGAGGCCCAAGTGCCTGTGTCGGTATAGCGTACTGCTCACCAAGACGTTGAGAACCTAGGCCAAATAAACCACTACCAAACTGAACTTGTTGTTGTGCTTGCTGTTCTGCTGAAACAATATCTTGAGCACGTTGTGCCTCACGAGCACGGGCTAAGCTATACAGTTCAGGCTGACCAATACCACCAATATTTAATCCAGCACGCCCACGACCAAAAGCACCAGAGGCTAGCCTTTGTTCTTCTTGAAGCTGTGTTGGCATCCTTGCTTCTTGTAGCTGATTAAAGATACGCTGACGAGCAGCCTCTGGAGACTCAGAGATATACTGACCACCAAGATTAAATAGGCGTTGAGCAGCAGCACCTAGAGGCTGAGCAGCCATCTGAGCTTCTTGAGCAGTAGATACAGCGCCGCCAGTCAATCCCATTATTTGATCTTGAATGGCCTTTAACTCAGGCGCTACTGTGTAGCTGGCTCCAGTGACACGAGGGACACCACCAACATCTGTGATATCAAACTGACCGCTACCAAAGCGAGAGGTCATCCCGACTGGTCTGAATGCAGATATCTGAGCAGCCCTTAAAGCAGCTTCACGCTGAGCAGCAGCAGATTGTTCACCACGCTCTCGTGTACCTTTGATATCTGTTAAGCCTACCGCATCAGTTATACCGCCAAACAACTTACCCATTATACACTCCTAATATCAATCTGATAAACATTTCCATCGTTTCCTATCAAATTTTTTAAGTATTTGAATCCTATCGTTTTACTAAACTTACTAAGCTTATCATTGTCTATCATTGCGTATAGAGGAGCATTGAGTAGTGATTGAAGCTGGTTTAAATCTTTAATATAATGTTTCTTTATTTCTGCTGACCACTTAAACACATCAGTATGAAGCCAGTATAAGTTACTAAACAACTCCAAGTACATTATATATTCTTGTCTATTTACTACTGGAAACTTTTGCATCAAGTCTTCATAATGTAGCAAAGGGCATAGTATGGTGGCAGGTTAGCGTTGTTACCTGAGACACCCTCTGTGCTAACTGAGGTGGAAGCAGATATCCCTGTGGTTGAAGTAGTCATGTTACCTATGAACCCAAGGCCATTATTCGGACCAACAAACCATCCTCCACCGTTGTTACCGGGACCAGTTACAGAGTGAACACCTGCGAGGTGAGTGTGTCCGGGGTCGGTAAGAGAGGTGGTAGCAGTGTGGGCGTGGCTTACCACTACAGCATCTTTAGAACCACCAGTAGCAGCTACAGCATAAGAATTACCAGCACCGATAACAAACTTATCCCGTAGATCTGGGGTGCTGTTAGAGCCGTTACAGAGTACCCACCCAGAAGGCACAGAACCCACTGAGCCAGACCAAATCATAATCATACCAGCGGGTACTAGGGCAGCCGTAGCAGCGGCAATAGCAGTGGTTACAAAGGCTGTGGTGGCTATCTGGGTAGTACTGGTTCCTGCAGAGGCTGTAGCAGCCGCTGGAGTCCCTGTAAAGGTAGGGCTATTTAGGTCAGCCTTGGACGAGATAGCAGAGGCGATAGCGTTATACTCGGTATCAATCTCTGTACCCTTGATGATCTTGGCTGGGTTGCCAGTGGATAGGCCATCCTTGACAGCAAAGTTAGTAGCTTTTACATAGTTACTCATGCTTGTTTTCCTTGTTTAATATATATATCAATCCGCTGGATAGAGATAGGGTTCCCATTGATCTCAGCCTCTAGACCAATCTGCATAACAGACCCTGTACCACCAGCCTGTATCTTGAACTTGTCTAGAACAATACCGTCTGAGAACTCAGCAATATTATATTCCCCTATATTATACTCGTAAACTACAGCCGTGTCAAGTTTTTTCGTAAAAGCAAAGTAATTTTCATTATAATCGAAGCCCCACTTGACAGCTACGTTTTGATTAGAACCACCAATAACTACAAATCCAATCTGCTTCATTATCTTTTCAATGGTGGGCTGTTCAAAGTCAAAGTAATTGGTATAGTAGCTAAATCGATACTCAGCCCCATTGTCTGCATGACCGTAGTACTTGCCAATGTATCCGGGTTTACCAAGGTATAGGTCTTTAGAGTTAGTTACAATAAAAGATTTTGGTTCGATACTACTCCAAGTGGTAACCCTAGCTGCACCATCCTGTAGAGGAGTCCTCATGTCAAAACAATATACTGACTTAGTAATTGGCAAGCTAAGAAGGTAGAAGGCATCCCTGTCATAGTAGACAGACTTGATATTAGCTGCTGTCTCAGAGGCTACGCTAGTCATTAGCTCATCCCGTACATTCTTAGAGATATCCCGCATAGGCAAGGACTTCTCTTGAATAACCCGCTGCAGGCTTCTAACCCCAGAATCAGACAAGAAGATAATATCCGTACCAGTACTCTGAACAGAGTCCCTAGCGATACAGCCCACATTAGGGATATAGTCAGCTAAGGTCAGTGTTGTCACATCGATAGGGTTAGCATAGACAGCAATGTTATTACGACCAAAGATAATAAGGAATCCGTTGTGCGCTGCAATAGCAACTATCTTGTCTGTGTTAGGGAATACAGTGTTCAAGGACAGAGAGCCTGAGTCTCCACCTTGGAAGTCTGATCCGTCCAGTAACCTAGTAAAGTAGACCGTCTGTGGGTCTCCTGCTATGTCTGCTGCCCAGATACGTCCATAAGCTGCTAAAGCGCAGTTAGGGGCGAAGTCACCAACAGAATACCCCAAAGGCATTGACCCGATGTCACCGAGCCTCTGGAAGCCGTATGATCCTGTGTGAGAGTGTGGATTAGCAGACGTTGTTACTGTGCTAGTAAGGGCATCAGAGACTGTGTATCCAGCACCACCAGTAGTAATCGTTACAGTAGCCACACCTGTACCAGACAAGGTAGCCACAGTAACCGTAGCGGCAGTGGTTCCACCAGACAGAGTAAGGATATCTCCGACATTGTAGCCTGATCCAGCAGCAGTTACTGTCAAGCCAGTGATAGCACCGCTAGAGACAGTAGAGACTGTAAAGGTAGCTCCTGTGCCGGGAGTAGACATACGATGGTAGATCAGCATTGGGTGAGCAGACTGAACTAGATAGGCATGAGGTTCTGCAGCAGAGCCATCACCATAGGGCAGAGCAGCCCCTTGCCAGTTGTTACCAGTAATCGTGTATGCTAGGTCTGCACTGTTAGCCTGATTACGCACAGCTTTAGTGGTCATAGTCGTAGTACCAGTAAACAGTCTATTGTTACCAGCACTAAGGAACTGACTAGATCCGTTGTCAGTTAACTCAAACATAAACTCTACTGGGTTAGCAGCGCCTAAGTCTGTGTTAACTGCTGAGTTTACAGGTGTCCAGCCTCTACGAGCACCCATACGACCATAGCGGTCAATGACACAGTTGTTAGCCTCTAGCGCAAAGCCAGAAGACAACGATACTGCAGACTCTTGGATGTTTAGTCCAAAGAATCCGGGTGCTGCAATACTAGCGGTTTGCGAAGGAGAAGCCATTAGACAGCATCCCAAGTAAATTCATCTGGATAGTGGTTGCCTTCATTAGCTACATGGTCTGATAAAGAAGTTAAGTATAAACCATAAGCCTCAGAACTTTTTAATCCACCATCTTCACCACGTTCTGCCAATGCTTTAGCATATGCTAAGAATATAACAGGCTCTGCTGGAACCTTGATCTGAGTGCTATTTAATGTTAGTTCTGCTTGTGGCTTAATGATGTTAAAGTTAAGAATATAGTTTCCATTAGGAATAGGATATAGATCTACCTGTGTATCTCCATTAGAATCTACACCGTTAAAGTTATAGTAGCGAGGAGATCCTAGTTCAGGAGCTTGATTTAGAAACCAATTATTCATGTCACTAGTAGAAGCGTTTTCCATAAACCAATCGCTTGTATCATTTAAAACATCAAAGACTCTAAATCGAATACCAGCGTCAGTCATAACATAGTTAAACAGGTTAGCTGTAGTAGAAACAGTAAGAGTCTCAGACAGAGCATTCCAGTTATATGCGTCTTCTACTTGTCTCTTAGCATCGTTAACAAACTTACTAATTAATTTTGAGTAGGTAGTATCATTGACAGAAGTAACCTCGTTCTCACGAAGCCTAATCAACACATCATTGACTAGTTCTAGATAAGTTTTGTTAGCCATTTAACAGTCCCATTTCCTTAGTGCTAATGCTTTACGGGTGGGTCTACCCTTTTCATCCTTCATAGGCCCCGGCACACCACTCATACGAGCGCAGAAGGATTTCCTACGCCCTGCCTTCTTAGGAGACTTAGCAGCCTCTTTAGCAGACACTGGAGGCTTCAGGTTAG